GGGATCAGCATAGTGGCCGCCATGACGTTATCGCCAGAGCCGAGGCTGACTGGACCGCTCTCCGCGAACACGTCTGCGCCCTCGTAGTTGAGGCCAGTGTCGTGATTGTATGCGTTGCCGCCTGTCGTGAACCACATGGGGCGGCGGAAGACGCCACGGTCAAAGCCAGCCGTGCGTGAGAGCTGGCCGATAGACCAGTGGCCCTCTTTGTAGTTATAGCTGACGTAGCGGTCGATCTCATTTGAGCCGCCCGAGCAGTAGAACCACCAAATTTCGTTGTATTGCTGATTGGTCACGGCCCAAATTTTTGACGCCTGCGCTGCGTTGATATCATTAAACACATAGTCGCCAACCTCACACGGAACATCTTGAACCGCGCCGCCTGAGTAGCCAAAAAACCCGCGTTGGCCCATCCAAAACACGCCCTCGTCAACCGCCGCCGCCGACTTGCGACTGATGGCGCCGCAGGAAGAGCCTACGCGAGAGAAGCCGTATACGAACTGGCCGCCGATGTATGTGGCGCTGTGGGCGTCTGTGTCTGTGATGATGAGAGACTGGCCGCGTGTGCGGATGCCCTGCATGATCTGGCCAGAGGTTTGCAGCTCGATGTCGCCCGCCTCGTTGGTCGCAGCAGGCGTCCAGAGCGTGTTGTTCTCGCGATCGCACCACTGCACAAGGCGGGGGTTGCCGCCTGCACCGAGTGCAAACAGGAAACGCTCCTCCGTGACCATAAGGCCGAGGTTGCCTGTCGGCGCGTTTGCGATAGGCGCGGCGTTGCTACCCGTGTCAAGCTGCCACTCAAGCAGGCGTCCGTCTGCCGTTGAGCAGGCCACGAGGTACTCGCCCCAGTTGTCGAGTGACCACGTTGTTGCCTCCGCGTAGTTGCCAGTATCGGCGCGCTCAGTGCCGTAGAAGCCGAGGCCGTAGAAGCCGCCGCCGAAGCCTGTCTCAATGGCTGCGTCCAAGCTACCAGCGGTCAAATCTGCGGGAGTGATGTCTGTGGTGATGTTGCTTTCCGTGCAGACGACGAGGCTGTCGTGGAAACCAGCGGAAAACCAGCGGTCCGATGAGGTATCCTGCCACGACAAAGCGCCGCGTGGTGCGGCGCTGCCAAGTGATATGCGATCCTCCCAGCCTCGCACGGGTCGCATCGTGCCCTCGACCCACCGCACGAGGTTAGCGTCACGCCAGCGGTTGCTGCCCTGAAAGTCTGTGCCGTTGCGGTAAATGCCCGCGGGGATTTGGAGCGGGATAAGAGGCATTTTTAGCTCCACTTCAAGGAATAATAGTCCGCTACTGTCGCCAGTCTTGCTGTTGACGCCCCCGCCACTGGCGCGGTCTCTATGCCACCGCCTAGGGTGCCAACATCAAAGTTAGCAGGTAGTGGTCCGCCTGTTGTGTTGTTCAGAGCCATGGTTAGCACCATCATGTGGTCTGAGTAAGACGGAGTGATAAATGGGTTAGCTCTTCCCTCGTCAGTGATTGTGAGAGTGTCACGATCAGGTCCGTGAATAAGGAAGACTTGGTTGGTGCCCCCACGGTTGCCAGGTAAGGCGTAGGTTGCAAACTGGAACGAAGTTCCATCAGGTATGTAAAACAAGGTGAAGCGGCTATCCTCGCCATCGTCAGAGAACGTATAGCTGTTGCCGTCCGTATAAGTGCTTGCGATCCCCGTAATGGTAGGCTCGGCGGGGATAGGGTTAGCCGTTGACGAGCTAAAGCTCGTCTGCACCACGGCGACCCAGCGACGAGATGAGGGTGTGCCGAGTTGGAACGTGGCCGCCGCCGTTGTCGAAGCACTGGTGCTATACCAGATCTCTTCAGCGCTGACCGCGATCCCCCTGTAAAAGGTTGGATACGGAAACGTCACTGCAGCGCCTCAATGTTGAGAGACGTAAAGCCATTGATCTTTGTGATGTAAACAAAGAAGTTGTCGCCCTCTCCGGTTGTAAACGTACCCGTTGTGGAACTAAACCCACTCAAGGTGATGACCCCGCTAGTGGCGAGATTAGTGACAAGAATTATAAGTGTATAATCGCCTGGCGCTGTTGGGGCTGCCAGAGTGAACGCGCCTGCATTGAGGATACTTCTAAAGTTGCCGCCTACAGGAGTTGGTGTATATGTCCCAGAGGATTTTGTGCCGTCATTGACCGCTGTACTTGTGTATCCTGCAGTCAGGTTGTCGTCAGTGTCCGCACGAAGTATCTCAGCGTCAGCGGCCTCTTTGCCGTCAATCTGCGCCTGAATTGCTGACGTCACGCCGTCAACGTAGTTAAGCTCAGCAGTGGTCGCGGTCACACCGTCGAGGATGTTGATTTCAGCAGTGGTCGCGGTCACACCGTCGAGGATGTTGATTTCGGCAGTGGTCGCGGTCACCCCGTCGAGGATGTTAAGCTCAGCAGCCGAAGACGTAACGTCCACGCCGCCGACTGTGAGCGCGGTCAGGTTTGGCGAAATCAACGTCGTACCGTCTAGCAGATTGTCGATGACGTCGAGGTTGGCGTTGAGCTTCGTGCCCCATGTGTCAGCGGATGCGCCGACTTCTGGCTTGGTCAATCCGTAAGTTGTCGTTACCGTGTCGGCCATTTCGCTTCCAATCCGTTGTCAGTGTGGCTCAGAGAGCGCTTAATTTAAGGCGCATCTTGCCATGTTTTGCCGCTCGAGGCAACGGGCGCTCAAAACGCCTTTACTTCTTCAGGTGTGCCATCAACGACAGCCTGTGCAGCAGCACGCTCAGCATCATCAGTAACAGTGAGAGGGTTGGCAATAGTCTCAGTGCCAGTCAGGTTGCCCTCTTCGTCATAAACGTTCTGCTCAACAGTAGGCTCAAGAGGCTCAATGGCAGGCTGAATCCAAACGTGCATGATCTCATTGCCTTCTTCGTCGTACTCCCCAGAGGGTTCTTCGAAGGTTTGTTCAGCACGACCATCAGACAAGCGGTACTGAGCAAGCCGTGCAAGTGCAGAACGGTAGTGTGTTAAAGCATGGTTAAACCTGTTGTTAGCAGCGTTGGTTTCATTGTCGTTCATCCAACCATTAGCCCATTCAACATATTCCTGAGACCCCATTAACAACCCAGCCTCACGCTCGTACTGCATCTTTTCGGCTTCGAACAGTTGCAACCCACGCTTGGTTCCTTGGCGCAGGCTCAGGGGTGCATCACCCTTTTGAATGAAAACAGTCATTAAAGTGTCACCTCGCAGATAATACCCACATCAACAGTTGAGGGGGCAACAGAAAGAACAACGGAATACACAAACCCGTCATAGGTCACGGTATAATCCTCCGAAGACCCCTCACGATAAAGTTTGCCATCAACGTGAATAAACTTTGGCTTCCAGCCTTTTGGTAAATCAAAGGTTGTTTGTGATCCGTTCCCACTAAACCAAAAGACCTCTTGAATGTAGCCCCCCTGATTACGCAGGGAGGCCAGTTCTTCACGGAGGTTAACCGCTGGCTTTTCAATATAAACAGTCATCGTATTACTCCTCGACCACTAGGCCATTGCTGGCACTGATTGCAGTTCCGACCGCAGTGGTCGTGTTGGATACTCGACGCAAGCCTTGGAAGACTGACCGTCCAGCGCTGGTGCCTACATGGAGCAGGTTCGTGGCATCGTCGTGAGCCAAGGCTGTCACAGCATCTGAGGAACCGTAGAGGGTTGCCTGTGCATTATCTTGGAACAGCACCTTCTCGTCCTCGTAGATTTTGGCAATCTGTTCTGCTGTGGGTGCGGTGGCTGAGATGCGTAGGAGGGCGAGGGAGCCGTCTAGAGGGGCAAAAGAACCACCATCATCTCTACCGATTTGTAGAACTGCGCCGGCCTCGGTCACATCCCCATTGTCACTACCAAAACTGTCCAGCACACCGTCAATATAAAGGCTGGATACGTTAGAAGTCCGCGAAAAGCACACAAATCTCCAAGTGTTACTATTAACCAACCCTGTTGTGCTGACTGTTAGTGCTCCGTTTGATACGATGCCGATGTTCCCGCCAGAAAAAAGACCAAAAGCAAATGAACGGGTGCCACTAGAGCCAGCGTTTCTTGATACAATTCCGCCAGTGGTGGCGGTAGTTTTAACCCACCCCATAATACAGAAGTCACCCGTCCCGAAATCAAGGTCAGAGTTATATGGCTGCTCAAGGTAGTTGCTGGTAGAGAACCCAGAGTAGGCCACAAGTTTACCCATTGTTTTTCTCCATGTGCTGTAGGATTTTCTTCATGTGAGAAACCCAAGTTTCGGTGTCATCAGCCATCTTCATCTCATTGCAACGAGAGCAGCATGGAGTGACGTTATTTACTGTGTAACCCTCGGATGGGTTAATGCGATCAAGCCCGATAGTTTCAATGTCTGATCCGCAGTAGGTGCATGGCTTTTGCCAGAACGACCAGAACTCAGGGCCAGTAAGCTCAAAAGTAAGGTCACGAATGTCAGCACCTTCTTTGTAGTGAGCGTATCGAACCAAGGGATTGTGTTTGTCCCGTTTGCCAGATGGGTTGCAGTCACTACAAACCTTAGTGTTGCTTTCCTTCGCTGTGAAAGGCTGTTCACACATAAAGCAGGCGCGTTCCATATCCCAACCACGATACCATCTTGCAGAGGCAATACTACTGATGGTTCGAGTCGGCATTAGCTTTTGTAGTTCTGTACCAGAAAGCGTTGGATTGCTTTCTATCAGGTCAAGTTCTTCTTGCGTCCACGGGGTGTGAAAATCCTTGCGCAAACCAAGACGCTTGCGAGTTTTATCAATCGTCCCCTTGCTGCGGTTCAAAACCTCACACAGCTCACGCACAGACATTTTGCTGTCATTGGCAACGATGAAGGCTTCTTCTTCCTTTGTGACGTAACGATACCCCATCTTACACCTCATCTACTGGGGTGCGGGTCACAGTGCCGTTGACGGTCAGGCCGTTGTTGTTCACCGAGCGGTCTTCGTCTGCGAGTTTGACGGAGATGTTGTCGATGGAGCCTGACGCAGCAGTAGTATAGACACGGGCAAGATATGAGGTAGACGTTGCCACAAAAGTCAGGCTTTGAGACCCAGAAACACCAATCAAAGTAGCATATTCGATAGAAGCCGTGTTTGCACTATTTCTAATTTGTAAAACAGCAGTTATTCCCGTGAAAGTACTAGGCAAATCACAGGACAAAACATACGTTTTGCCGACAACAGTCGTAATAGTTTGATAAATATCGCCGTTACTGGTGTTTACAGCGTCGGCCTGACCACCAGAAATTGTCCAGTTTGCGGCTTTCGTCCAATCCGTATCCGTATCAAATGTCCCATTCGTCACCAACTCACCGCTGCCCACCAAGTCAGTGTCGTCGGTGTCAGACAGGAAGGCACCCTTGATGTCGCCCACTTGGTAACCGCTATTCCAAGAAGATGTGACGTAAGCCACCATACCATTAGCAGGTGTTGCCTGATCTTCAGCAAGAATTGTTAGGCCCTCGCTAGAGCCGAAGGTTTTGTCAGCCATTTCGCTTCTCCAAAATCTTTTCCATATGCGAGAACCAACCGTCTAACGGCATGTCCATTTTCATTGTGTTGCAGGTGGTGCAGCATGAGACAGTGTTCTCAACTGTGTAGCCTTTTGAACTATCCACCCTGTCCAATCCTCCACCATTGTCACCGCAATAGACACAGCCCTCAAGAAGTAGCGAAATGGCGTGTTCTTCTGGCAAACTATACTCACGATCCTTTTGTCTAGAACGATACATAGACTGGGCAATACGCCGCTCAATCCAATTGCAGTCCGTGCAGTAACGACCCTTCTGTGACAGCCTGTCTTTGCAAACAACGCAGTGGTATTCTCGATGAATGTCTAACTTCTGCCTTTTGCTTTTGACGGAAGAAAGGCCACGGCCCAACGCATCGCACACCTGCTTGTTTGTCAGATCAGGATTGTCGTGCAAGAACTGTATCTCAGCAGCAGACCAGAGAATTTTCTGCCTTTTGTATTCTCTAAGCTGCATCATGCTGCCACCCTAGAGACTGTGCCAAGCAGTGCTGGTGTTGACGAGGCAGAGTAAGTTGCGTCGGGTGATGCACCATCGGCTGCGATACCGCCCGCATTGTCCCAAACGTAGACAGTTCCGTCGGATCGAACCACGCTCAATGACACGCCATCAAAAGCTACAGAAACAGCCGTCCCAGTGCTATCACTTGCAATGTCATAAACCGAGCCCTCGTCTGTAATAATGCTAGTAGAGTAAGTAGAATTTCCATCAGTCGCCACTGCAATCGTAGGCACAGGAAGCCCAGTAGCTGCATCAATAGGGGCGTTGGGTAGCACGGTCATGGCTACGTTGTTGACGGTGGAATTTACGATTACCTTGTCCGTGGTATTACCAGCATTGCCATAGGTATTCCTACTGGCAATCCCACCTGCGCTTCGGCTGATGACACTGGCAGTCCATTGATGATAACCGTAATCCGCAATAAAGTTACACTGCGGAATACCCCAGCCACCATCATTGCCGCAGGCCAAAACGCCATTTATCGCAAAGCATGTCTTGTAACCATTCCCTCCAAAAATACCCAATGTATTGAAGACCATCCACATAGGTAAACTAGGATCATCACCGTCATAGATAGTAATAGCGTTGTCTTCCACCACAATCACAGCAACAGCAGGGAACTCACGCCGAGAACCACGGGTGCTAGTGCTCAGCGTCTCGTTATACCAGCTTGTGCCTTGTGTGCGCTTACGCCATGCCCCGCCGTCACTGTCCTTGCTGGTGTCATACACGAATACGTCTACGGCTGTGACGGCTTTGGAGGCTGCGATAGCTTCCAAATCAAAGCCAGTGAGTGCAGCAGCAGTGCTTGTAGCTGACGTAGCAGCAGCCTCAGCAGCTAGCTTGTGAAGGTTGGCAGTGTCACGAGCGTCTTGGGATTGATCTCGTGCAGCCTCAGTGTCAGCCACATAAGACAAGGCGTTTGTCTCAGACGTAGCAGCAGCCGTGGCAGAAGCAGACGCCTCAGAAGCCTTTGTAGTGGCTGTGGTGGCCGATGTGGCTGCGTTAGTTTCGGATGTTGCGGCATTTGTCTCTGACGTGGCAGCAGCGGTAGCTGATGAAGCAGCGTTGCTGGCCTGAACGGCCGCCAGGGCAACCTCATCAGACGCTTCAGTGGCACTCGCCGCTGCTGCGTCTTTGTGACCCTCTGCAACGACCGCAGAGGATGCCGCAGAAATATAAGACGCGTTTGCAGACGTCGCCGATGACGCAGCGCTAGTCGCAGAGGACGCTGCGTTGGTCTCTGCGACCGCCGCATTGACCGCAGACGACGCTGCGTTGACAGCCGCCGTTTCAGCCGCCGTCACATCCGATCCAGTCTCGACCGCCGACGCTGCTGCGGCAGTGGCGGATGACGCAGCAGCGGTGGCCGCAGCGGTGGCCGTGGAAGCCGAAGAGGAGGCTGCGCTAGCGGACGCTGCGGCAGCCGTAGCAGACGACGCAGAAGCGTTTTTTGAGGTCGTGGCGGAGTTAGCTGCTGTCTCTGCGTCACCCTCCGACGCAGCAGCAGCGGCCTCCGACGCAGCGGCAGCCTCCGCAGCGGCTTGAGCGGCCTCGGCGTATGTGACTACCCCGTCGCTGTCGGTTCCGCTGTCCATGCCCGCGTTCTGTGTCCATGTCGTGCTTGTCATCTCAATTTATTCCTCATAACCAATGGGCCGCTGTATTTTGCCCGCTCGCCCTGCTCGTTTATAGCATTAACAGCCGCAGAATACAGCGCCGCCCATACAGTTGCTCGAGCATCGTCCTTCAGGTATGGCGCGCTATGCACCAAAGCCCCGTAAAGCATGATGTCTGGGTGGTTCGTCAAAATCCAGTTTGTAGGTGCCTCATCAGATAGCGCAGGCACGCGCGCGCTGTAAGTCAGGAACGCAGGAAACTCGTCGCTTGGCGCGGGGTGCAGCTTAACCTGCCCCGCCGTAACGAGGTAGCTGGTAGGCTTTCCAAGGGCCGTTCGGCCTGTTTGCAAGTCAGCCATGTCCACAGACGAGACAAGCCGTATTTCCGTTCCGTCTTCGTGCTCGAACCTGATAGTCTCAAGCCAATCATCAGGCAAAAACTCGTAAGGCTCGTTAAGAGATGTGCTGACCCGCTTCTCATTTAACCAGTGCTTAATCTGCCGAGACATGTCAGCCTCGGCCAACGCGATGAAAGTCGGGATGACAGGGGCAAGATCATCACGGTTGAGGAAGTCCGCGATGCTGGCTTGCAGCTCGTCGTATGTTGTAATTGCCATCAGTATTGCTCCTCTGGGGGCATCATGGATGATAGCAGGCCGAGACCGCCGACGCCAGCGCTCAGGTTGCGGAGATGAGCAAGGCGAGGGTCAAAGCGGGCGAAGCGGGAGCGGATGTTGGTGGGGTCAAAGTGAAGTGTAGAGACGCCCCTGTCTAGAAGTTGTCCATCTGAAAGTGGAACCTTACCCTCGTCCAAGAAAACCCCGCTATAATTCAATCCTTGATCTTGAAACATCTCGCCAAAATCTGGACCCTCCACCCAATCTGGGACGCCTTTTTCAGTGAGGGGAGACGCATTGCCATACTTCATATAAAAGCTGTCGTCAAAAACACTTGCTCCGTCAGGCTTTCGCGTGTCAAGAACGCCACCTTCACGCTGCATCAACGGCAAAACCCTGCCACCCGAATCGTATTCACTACCCGAATATATATTGGCGTAATTTGTGTCTGGCGTGGTGTAAAAATCACCAGATGCAGACACAAAATCTGATTGCGTGCCATGATACGCAGGTGTATCAAACCCCATCCCCTGCGCCCGCGCCATCCGTGACGCCTCGTCCATCGGCAAGTCCATGCCCGTGGCTCCGCGCTGATAGAGGTCGAACATCTCTTTCTCGTCGTTCGGCGTAAACTTAGCCAACATTTCGTCTGTCACCTCGTTCGCACGCCCAGACGACAATAGGCCCGCGACCTCTTGGGCGGGGGAAGGGGGTGTGTCGGCCCTCAACCGAATGTTGCCGCCCATAGAGCCGAGGGTATTAGGATCAACCTCAATGCGTCGAGCAATGTCAGCCGCCCGCCGCCCAGCAGCCATGACAGGCTTTGCCAACGCATCACCAGCGCCCGGCACAAGGCCGATAGCTGCGCCTGCGCCCAAAAGGCCCGCAGCGGCAAGCTCACCGCGTGAAAAGGCATCGCCCGCCTCGCCCAACGCCACCAAATCCCCAATCACAGGCATAAAATCCTGTGTGGCTTGCGCTCCCCGTACGCTAAGAGGCGCTTGATCACGATTGCGGGCCAAGAGGCCGCTCTGATACAGATCAGCGTAGCCGCCAGCGGGGGCTGTCGTGCGGTAGTCTTGATCCGAAAACAGCTTGTCCCAAATACCAGCCATTACTTGCGCTTCTTTCCAAGGCATTTGCCAGCACGCTTGCACGCGGCAGGGGTTGGGCAACCTTTACAGGTCTTGAACACTGGTTTTTTCATGGTGGCGATCCTCAGAGAAGTTGCACGCACAATACACTAAAAACCCTTGCGCCACAACACTAGGCAATACCCTTTAGCCCACGCCGAAGCGGCTGCCCCCACTGGCTAGACTTACCGCTCAGGGCTGTAATCGCATCACTGGCCATCGTCAGGCACAAGGCGTCCGCAAGGTCGGGCGACTTCAGCCCGCGCTTCTTCATGGCGTCTTTGCTTTCAGCCTGCATCTTGCCAGACGACGTGAACGAGTACCGAATCCCCGTAAGGTCAGCCACAAGATCATCGTTGGTCGGGATCTTGCACGAGCGGTCCTCAAGCCACGCCTTCGTCTTGAACCACAACTCCGTCCGCAGGTTGTTGTACGTCTGGCCCAACGACGGAACCTCTGACACATTCACACCACGCACAGGCGCACCAAGCTCTCGTAGGCGATCCACAACCCCACCGCCAACACCAATGCTATCCACCATGATCTCACTCGGGCGCTGGCTCATC